TATTTATTACACCAGTGATACAGAAATCCCCTAAAAACTAAATGATATTAATTAAAATCTAATTTTTATTATGATTGCGTAACAGATAAAAATTTTCCGCTAACATCATATGTAATATTCCATGTTGATATTACATTATTCGAAGCATCCTGAAGAACAGATTGCGTTATATAGTTACCAGTATTAAAAGTTTGATTAAAATACCCCACTATCTGAGAAGATTTATATAACGTCATTACTAATGGATTATCTGCTGCATCCGTACTTGTTACGGTAATTGTATCATAATTAGGGATTAAAGATACATAATAATTTCCAATTGTAGGCTGAGTTACAAAATTACCAGTATTTGAATTTAATGTATATGCAGAAAGGTCAACTCCAGTTATATATCCACTTGGGTTACTATTTGGATAAAAATTATTATTTACATACCCACTTAAACCTGTTAGTTGTGAATACGTAGCGAAAGCTGCATCTACAGTGGCCTGAAAACCACTATAACCAGTTAGTTGATCATATGTAGCTAGCAGATTAGTAACAGATGCCTCATACCCACTAAGGCCAGTTAGCTGTGCATATGTTGCATAAACGTTTGAAACAGTACCACTCAATTCTGTTATATAATTTAATATATCAATACCGCTCTCAACAAAGGAACTAGCTGTGACTATTCCACTTGAAGTAACTGTTTGAAAATTTACATTATCATATGTATTTAACGACTGATTTGAAAGACTTCCAGTTAAAACGGTATTACCACTTAAGGTTAAATTTCCAACAAAATCTGTGTTACCACTTATTTGCTGATCTCCCGTCGTATATACTAAATTAGGCGGTACTGGTATTCCAGTATAAGATATAATCAAAGAATTAGTTTCAGATACGGTTTGAATATTTATACCGCTAATTCCAGTTATATTTACATAATCATTTAAATTATTTATTCCGCTAAGAAAATTTAACCCCTGAATTGCATTATCTATAAAACCAGTTAAATTTCCACTAACAGATATTGGCAAGAAAAAACCGCTTCCATACTGTCCAACCAAATCGGCAATATTTGGGTCTAACTGATTTTTTTTAATTAGGCTAATTGGCATTTATTTACTCCTCATTAATTTGGCTATGCATTAATAGTATTGCAGTTTTAATATCAACTCCATGACGCTCAGATATTTCTTGAACCTCGGCTAAACTATCACTCATTTGAACTGGCTCGGTTATATATGTAGCTATACTCTCTAACCATTTATCTGGCTTTTCATTAATTGCAATAGTCTCGGCTATCTCTTTGACTATATCTTTCTGTTCTTTCGCCAGTTTCTTCTTTTTAAATTTTTCTTTTAAATAGTTTTCAATACTACCTTCTAATAAATCAAATCTAGCTAAATTATTAGCAACATCTTGCGCGCTAATTTTTTTACCAATTTTTCCAACATTATTTACAGACTTTTTAGTTCCACCGCCCGGCGGTCTTCCTGTCATACCCCCAGCGCCCCCGGTCTTCTGCATTGTTTGTGGCTGTTGACCCAATTCAACTTCTCCAGTTTGTGGTACAATTAAATTAGGATTATTAAGTAATGGTTGATATAACCCCTCTTCGTGATATTCATGAAGCTTCTTCTGATTTTCAAGACTCTCTTCGGGTAATGGTAATCTACCGGTTTCAAGTGCAGTAATACCCTCTTCTGGTGTCAGTACGCCAATCTCTAATAGTCGTGAATAAATTCTAGATAAGTTTGGATCATCTCTAAAATCAGCATTCTTAAATCTGGGTTGAGGTATGGATTTGAAACCCAATTGTTCACCAATATATTTCATTTCTGGAAGCAAGAAATCATTAAAGAATACCTCTCTAGCATGCTTTAATCTAGCTAGGAACATTTCTACTTTTGTAGAAGAATTTGCATATTTTTCATCTCCGATTAAAATATTATTTAATCCATTCTTAATATCTTCATTAACAATCTGATACTTTTTAGGGTCAATAATCTTATCAATTTCTGGTATAACAAATTTTGCCTGAGTCGTATAATCGGTAACAAGAATACGCCCAACACTTTCATTCATAAAAATATTCTTTAGATTATTAATTTGTTTTGCAGTTGGCATTCCAACTTCATCATTACCCATCGTAACCAATAAGATGGCCTGTTGAACTGTACGGCTTATAGCCATATCAATATTCTTTAATTCTTGCTTCCAGTTTATATCTTGAAGAACAGGGAACCCCATTGGTACGCCAAATGGCTCATATGGTTGCTTCTTATAGAAAATAGCCTTAACGCGATCAGGATCTAAATAGAAAACCAAATATGTTTGAGACTGTGCGGTTTTTACGGTTTCTTGAAGCTGTCCAAACTCTTGAATTCTTTTTGCTAGATCTTTTTCTTCTTCAGTTTTAGGGTTTGTAAGAACCTGCATTTCAAAATCATTAAGAACTTTTACATACCTAGGAGAAATAAAAGATGCAGATCCAATAGATTGAATATCTGCAGGATTTAGTATGATGTATCTAATTGGAACCTCCCTGTTTCCAGCGGCCGTTACAACATCTGTTATGGCTGCCATATCCTCTCTTTTAAATACGGCATTCAACTTGTAAACAAACACATTTCCACTTCTGTAGTATTCACGATAGAATTCATCCTGCAATCTCCAAAGATTCACTCTATTAGCCCATGCTTCAAAGAATTTTCTAGACTGGGCATTGCCGCCAGTAAAATAGATTGGCGAACAACTAAACTCGGTCATTAGGTCAATCGTATTACGAAATACAGAAAAATTATAATAACATTTTTGGCAAAGAATAATAGCATCTCTAATAGATATATTAGAAGTATATTTTCCTCTAGAAGCACTATAAATAAAAGGAACTACCCCTCCCTCGATATTTGAATATCGCTCTGCTCTTGTTATTGTGGCAGATCTATTTCTACGCGTTGGCGCACCATATCCACCATAGTCTAGCGCATCGTCATCGTAAGCATCAGCGCCACCCATGTAACTTCCAGCAACTACTTCCGCTTGGGAATCAAGTTTAACAGAACCCTCGATAAGACTAGGAGATACAAAAGAAGTATTTTTTTTCTTTTCCTTTGTTGCCTTTGCCTTTACCTCTGAACCTTCCTGACTTTTGCCTTTTTGTGTCATATATTATTATAAATCTTAATTACACTTAAATCTGTTTTAAATCAACACAGCAACAAATTCCGTGTTCTTTTTCTTAAAATTATCTGGTGCCATAATATCAAAATAACATTTTACAGCCCAGTTTCCCAACATGAGTGTTGTATAATTATCTTTTCTTGCACGGTTTACGCTAGTAGATTTTCTCAAATGAGATGGCAAGTCAAAACTCTGAGTGCCTCTGGATGTACTAGTGACCTCCACATTAGCACACTGATCTTTGGTGTCTTTAATAATAAAATCCTGCTGTTCTATAAAATCACGAACTGTTAGCTTTTTGGTCTCATATTCATTATCTGCTCTATCACCTATTCCTTTTGGATAAACATAATCCATGGGCAGATTCATTGTAAACATATTCTCAAGAATATCTGGATGATTACTCGCCCTAGATGCAAACCATATCTTTTTATGGTCGATACAAGTCTGTAGATATGAATTTGCCCTACCTAGGAACGCCGAAGTAAAATACTGTTTTATGCAAATAGTTCCCAAGTCCGTACTGTATTGTTTTGCACATTCTTTTAACATATTCATATAGTCTTCGTTCTCTTTATCTGAATCGAAGTCTATAAAACCAATCTTTTTATTCATTCCCTTGAAAAATTCCGAATGATTAACTGCATCTATAAATGTATCAGCACCAGCATGATCAATAATCATAAATACAATATTAAAATTTTTAAATAAATAATACATATACTTAATATGGTCTTGCAGTGAAGAACCCGCAACCTGATAACCATGAACTAAAACACCTTGCTTCTTTTCTTCGTCAAGCTCTATTAAACTCATAGCAAAATAGTCAGCACTACGAGAGGATGAGAAGTTAGGGTCAACTGCTAATACATACTTCTTTCCTTCTTCGCCTACTATTTTAGTAGTCGGATATTCACCATCTGGAATAGTACATAAGTGCATCTTCTTGGGTGAGAAATAACTATCTCCACCATCAATAAATCTGGCAGCATACTCACGAAGGAATGAATTATGAGAACTTCCACCATTTTTTGCCAACTGAATTGCAGCCTGATCTACCATATGGTTTGGCAGGGCCTCATAACCTAACTGCGATATAAAGTAAGTTCCCGGCAGTTCCCCCTCTTTTGATTCTTGATCTTCTGGATGCTCGATAAGATGAGCCCACTGCTGATGCACTTGAAATAAATGCTCAAAAGTATAACTGGCTGAACTCAATGCTAACATCTGAGAAGTATTTTCAAATATTTGCCTATCATCAGGATGTAACATGCCTTTTTTAATAAGTTCCTCTTCTAGTCTCCTAGTTCTAATACGGTCACTAACATCTCTAGGTGAACTTAAGAATGGCATTAATACATTATCAATAATATCAGGAGGCAATAATAAAAACTCGTCAAGAATAAGAACGTTAGCACGAATACCACGAATCTTTTCTCCGGTTAGTGGGATAGCTGTAATACTACCCCCATTAATTAACCATTCATACTGATCGTTACGCTTCATCTTATCTCCAAAGCATTGCCTAAATAGTCCTGCTTCCGGACTTGATAAGAACTTTTCTATTTCATTAAACATTCTTCTTGCGGTACGAAAGTTAATTGATGCAATTAATATCTTTGTACCCGGCTCGAATATACATTTCAATATACAATATACTGCCGCACAAAAACTTTTCGCACAACCACGTCCCCATACTAACATACAATAATTACGATTAAAAAACGATTTAATAGTTAGCTCTTGATAAGATTCTAATGTAATCCCCAGTCCAAGCTCAGTTGCAAATCCCAAATTATGTCTCAAAAATTTAGCCAAACTAACTCTTGCCTCCGCATCAGAAAGCTCGCCCTTCAGTTCGAGCATTTCTTTGTTAATATCAGAAACATTCTTACTATTTTGTGCGCCAACTATTAAAGCCATACAAAACCCTCCCGTTCAAACCAGTATTCTAAATCTATATGGCGAACCTTATCAGACATCTCTAGAATAAATAATGTTTTTTTAGATGCCTCTGCCTTGCCATCAGCAAATACAAATTGTATATTATCAAACTCTCGACATAGCTGCCTCATGTGATGCATGATGTACTCTCCAGAGCAAAGGCCAAATTTTCTTTTTGCATATAAGGCAGTTTTTAATTGGCATTCCGTAACTACCACAATATATATACCCATTTCTGCGGCCCTTTGTATCTCTCTTTTAAATCTGTCAAATCCACTACTTAATGTAGAATAAAAATCACCTAAACTTTTCCTCTCTACAACTACTTTACTATCTAATGACTTTGCATAATCTCCACACTCTAATTTGGAAGATATAATGTTTAATCCCTTGAATTTTAAAGGCTGCTGCTCTCTAGTATCTATAACAATCTCGTCATGGCTATATTTAATAAAATCATTTTGAGTATGTTTTATTTCATAATTAAAATTGTTTTTTAATTCAATAGACTGGCAAATTTTATCGAAACTCTGTTCGCAGCAGTATTCAAACGTCTCTGCCTTTGGTAGGCATGATATAGTCTTAAGCTCGGATTGAGTTGGGGCCCTATCCAATCTCTTAAGCCAGCAGTATGTCTTTAATTTATTTTTCAAATAGTCACAGCCAGTCGCCTTGTCAACTGATTGTAGCCATAGTTTCATATTTCTCTTATCTACAAAATCAGTCAGAAAATATTGCTCTATTGATTTATACTTAATTAGATCTTTAGTATGTAAATCTTTTTTATTAAAATTTAGTACAAAATATTTATCTACAGGCTGCCTATGAGATTTAATATGACTTAAGATTTGGGCTTCTGAATTAAACTGGCTGCCACAAACCTTGCATCTTAAATATTTATCGTATTCTTTCATTATCCATTTACCATTTCATCTATATTAATACCACGAATAACAGCTTTTAACTCGTCCATCGACGATAGCTTTTTCGCTTCTTCTTCTAGATTTTTCTTTTGTGCTTCAGCAAGTATTATAATTCCCTTACGTCTTTCTTCATCTTTCCAAGCCTGAACCAAGTTTAGAATTGTTGCATTTTCATCTTGTCTTTGAGCTATTCTTTTCGAGCGGTCATCAACTAGCGATTTATAAAGCTTTTGTTGTCTGGCACGACACTGATTATATTCAGTTTGTAAGTTACTAATAGCTTCGTTAAGTTGCATTTTAATATTCCTGCCCTCACCGTCACTAGTACTGTTACGTAACATATCACGCAAATCTTCAACTTGTTGTAGAATAGTTGCGGCAGTAACAACTTCGGTACACAAAACTATAAACTGGTCAAGCTCTTCCTGACTAAGATCTGGCTTGTCATACGTATAACGAATAAAAGAATCTTCAAATAATTGCCTGTCATTATTAGTTTTATAAGTATTGATCTGATAACAAAAACTAAATGTATTTAAATATCTTTGAAGCATGTCAACCATTTTTTGCTGAGATGCTTTAAGCGTATCTGCGCTCCATCCAATATTTAGATATTTATTAATTCTAAATACGGTTTGATCGGTTCTTCTTGGCGGAAAATAAGTTCCAGATGTAGAATCGGCTCCACGTTCAGAAGGTATATATACAGTATTATCTAAAAGATCTTTAGGCGCATCAGGATCATTCTTTTGTAACTCCTGAATATAATTATTAACTTCTCTACATTCTAAAGTTACATGTGTTAATCTATCATTATTGAATAGTGCCTTAGCCAAATCAACATAGTTTTGACCCTTATAATTATTCTTTATAAATTCTTTTTGCTCATCGGTAAGAGATATTCTCTCTCTTTGAATAACGCTTTTGTTTTTATATTCAATCTTATTATCTAGTAAGAACTGTTTAACAAGCCTTCCCTCCTTGCTCCTGCTATCTACCTTATCATCATTATATGCATAAGCAGTAATTTCGGTCAACGTAGCATCAGGGTTTAATACTATGTAATCACGAATTCTTTGCTCCTGTTCCTCATATAGAACAGCTTCTGCTTTTTCTATTTCTTTGCTCATACTACTTCTTTTGCTAAAAGCCTTGCTTTTTGTAAAATTTTGGATTTGATCTTACTGATCTGCCTGTAAGCTGGGCGACCATCTTTATAGCTTAACTTATATCCCATTTTTTTAGCTATTTCTGATTCATCAAAGTTTTGCAGGAACATGTAATCATATACTTTCCATTCAATAACAGAAAGATTTTTTTTCATAAGGTCATTAAAAGCTGGCAAAACATCTTCTATATTAATATCTATTTCTCTAGATTGTAATACTGATTCTAAAGTTGTTTCTGGATTTTGAGAATTAGGACTATTAATACTTACTGGGAACTTAATATCATATGCTGATTTCTTTGTCTTTTCCCATTTTGCGTATGTAGAACATCCATTATTTTGAGTTCCGTATACCGAGCATCCATATTCTCCAGTATTAAATTTACATTTTAAACATGGTCTTGAAAAATTTGAATAATGATTACGTAACATATTTGTAATCTGATGATTAATAACCTGATTTAACCACGGCCTTAATGGTCGTATATTATCCCACTTATCCCATTTTTTATATATATGTATTCTTAATCTTTGAGAAACATCTTGAAAGTCCATCCATGATATAGCAGTTAAATGCCATCTGGATTTACGTTTAGTTATTTCTTCATCTATAATATCAATAGATTGCTCAAAAGTTGGTCTAGATTGTGTTGTCAAAATTTTAATCCTGTTTGGATCTAATACTACCTGCTTCTCTCTTGAACTCTTCGAGAACAGAACCAATATTTGGCGCTGGAATGTTTGCGGAAATATCTCTCATTTCCGATGGATCCATGGACTTATAATTATTCGCATACCCTTGAGTAACAATATTTTCGAAAGATTCCGAGGATGCTCGGGTCTGCTGTATAGTAAATTTAGGCTTTACTCTTTTAAAAAGGCTTGCATTAACTTGTGTATTATCCTCGTAAGATATATCCTCCATAGTCCCATCGTATCCGTCATCATAATCATCTTGTGTTTGATGGTCAGTATCTTCATCAACTAGCTTATACTTAAATGATGCTCTGGCAGGGTTTGGATAGTTTTTTGGAATTGGTTGTGGTTGTGGAACAAATTTTGGAGTATTTGTTGGATATTTTTCCTTTGCCTTTTCTAACGCTTGGTCATGTACTGATTTATCTTGTTGTTTTGTTACTACAGAAAAATCATCATCTAGTTTAGCTTTTGTTGCCTTTGAAAACTCAGTTCCGCATTGTGAACAGAACTTTGGCAACTCTAAAGCATATATTGTGGGGGCAC